CTTACTGTTCAAGTCCAGAATTGGAAGGCTGCATAGTGACTTGGGATTTTTTCGAAACCATACACTCAAGAGCCTACACACACATCATGAAGAATGTGTATGCTGATCCATCAGAAGTTTTCGATACCATACTCAATGACAAGGAGATATTGAAGCGGGCAGTGTCAGTCACTGAAAACTATGACAAGTTTGGTGAACTAGCATTGCAATTCACTGTGAACAACAAAGGCAGTGCGGAAGAACTAAAGAGACAATTGTATTTGGCCATGGTGAACGTGAATCTATTGGAAGGATTAAGATTCTATGTGTCCTTTGCATGTACTTTTGCTTTTGGAGAATTAAAACTGATGGAAGGATCTGCTAAGATACTTTCATTGATAGCACGTGATGAAGCCACTCATTTGAATTTGACCACCCATGTGATCAAGGCATGGCAAAAAGGTGACGACAAAGATATTTTAAAAATTATCAAACAGGAAGACAAAACTGTGATAGAAATGTTTAAAAAATGCGTGGAAGAAGAAAAAGCATGGGCCAAACATTTATTCAAAGACGGTAGTATCATTGGACTCAATGATAGACTATTGGGACAATATGTGGAACACATTGCCAATAAAAGATTGAGGGCTTTGGGTTTTGATTCTGAATTTGAGACTTCAGCCACAAACAATCCTCTACCTTGGACTCAACATTGGTTGAGTTCAAAAGGCATGCAGGTGGCTCCACAGGAAACGGAAGTAGAATCCTACATAGTAGGTGGTATCAAACAGGATGTCAAAAAGGACGACTTCAAAAAATTCAAACTGTAATCCAAAAACCGTTTGACAATCACAGCACAACACATTATAATTAAATCGAACTGCGGGTGTAGCTCAGTGGTAGAGCGAATCGTTGCCAACGATTAGGTCGTGGGTTCAATTCCCTTCACCCGCTCCAACTTCGGGGTGTGGCCCAGCCTGGTAGGGCGCCTGGATGGGGTCCAGGAGGTCGCTGGTTCGAATCCAGCCACTCCGACCATTAATATGTTTAAATATACTCATGAATAATTCCAACATTGTATGGAGTAAGATCACTTGCCCATACTGCGATATGGCAAAAAAATTGCTGATCAAAAAGGAAATAGTATTTGAAGAAAAAATAATAGGTCAAGGCTACACAAGAGAACAATTATTGGAGGCGATTCCTTCTGCTAAAACTGTGCCACAGATCATCCTGCGAGGCAAACTTATAGGTGGTTATGATCAACTGAAAAAATATTTTGACGAAGGGGGTCGATAATATGTTAAAAATGCTGCAGGACATCACAGAAACTGATGTGTATTCTGTAAAATTGGTATCCAAAGAGGAACTGATAGGCAGAATCGTTGAAATCACCGAACATGAAATACGCATGCGCAAACCCATGTGCCTTGTGAATTCAGGCAGCGGCATAGGAATGATTCCTTGGGTCATCACAGGCTCTGGACTGGAAATATATCTACAGATAAAACATTTGCTCACAGTGGATAAGGCCAGCAAGGACATAGCGTCCAGCTACATACAAAGCACCACAGGATTGACATTGTAATGAACAAAAGAATGATATTGTGTGACGTGGATGGTGTGCTGCTGCTTTGGGAACAGGCTTTTGATCAGTGGATGCTGCGTCAAGGATTTCAAAAAGTCAAAGAAAACAGCTATGACATTGAACAACACTACAACATTGAAAAAGCACAAGCAAAATTATTGATTCAAATATTCAACGAAAGTGCCGGCATACGTTATCTGGATCCCATTGATGGCGCCAGCACTTATGTGAAAAAGTTACACGATGACGGCTATGAGATGAGATTGATCACCAGTCTTACACTGGAGCCTATGGCTCACAAAGCACGACAGGACAATCTACAGGACAAGTTTGGCAATGTGTTTAGGAATGTGATATTTTTAGACACTGGCAGCGAGAAGGACGAAATACTGTCACAGATGCCCAAAGGCAGTTTTTGGATAGAAGACAAACCTAAAAATGCTTTGGCAGGTGTGCAGCAAGGCATGGTGAGTATTTTGTTTTCGCACCCACACAACAAAGATTTCAAACACCAAGATGTCAAAAGATGTGAGAATTGGAAAGAAATTTACCAATACATCAGCATGTACCCCAATTAAATTGGTAACATTGACTATTGATTTGTGATTGAACAAGTGATATAATTAAAAAGAATTGAACACAGTTCGATTCGTTATGATATCATTAACAACAAGGAGAAAACAATAATGCCTACACATGAAGAAATAGTGCAAGCGTTTGAATCTTACAAGCTGGAGAATGAATCCTTTGAAACCAAAGGTGTAAAAGCTGCGGCTGCAAGAGCGCGAAAAGCTCTAGGGATTCTTTCAAAATCTTCTAAATTAAGAAGAAAAGAAATCCAAGAAAAAAAGAACTCATTAAGTAAAAATTAAATTTTACTGATCAGCACGGAGCATATCCGTGCTGATTGACCACAGTTTCACTTATATCTCATCTATTCTGACTAAATAACACTCTAAACAAATAATAAGTAAAAGTATAAATGTTAACCGGTAAAATCAAGTGGTATAATGCTGCTAAAGGCTATGGTTTCATAGTGCCAGAAGACGGCAGCAAAGACGTGTTCGTTCACGCCACAGCATTAAAGAGTGCTCAAATTTCCAGTCTAGAAGAAGGACAATCAGTGTCCTACGAATTGATTGAAAGTAGGGGCAGACAGGCTGCGGGCAACCTAAGAATCATCTAGCACAATCACACATACAACTTCATGCTGCGCCCTAGCCATGAATGACACTTTAAAGGTTGACAAACACAAAAAATAATGCTTAAATAATCATACGAGCGTTGATAGGAGTGGAATAAATTGTCTGGACCGGGCTCGATGCCCGCACCTCCACCAAATTCACTCGCGAGTAACACACCTGATGTGCTACACGGGGGTGAAAAGATTCGACAGCAATCTAAAGACTCAAGGAGTTCGTCGGTGAGGCATGACCGTCAATCAGTCCAACTTACAAATGGCAAAACGCCTTTTGTTGCAGAGTTAAAAATTCCTTCTAACCTATTGGTTAGATCAGAATTATTGGCAGCCTAAAAGCCTGCTAACTCCGAGTGTGATTGTGCTTGGGAACAGAACACAATCTGGGTGGGAGGCAACTCCCACTCAAAAAAAATCCATAAATATTTCATATGAAGCATTATGTGATAGAAGGGCGTCATCAAGATCCCAACAATTATCAAAGCATATGGCAAAACACATTGAAACATTATGGACCCATGGATTTTGACACAGCACATCGGTTGGCCAAAGATTTGGTAATGAAAAACATAGACGATTTTCACCACAGAGCTTGGGTTTTGGATCACAAAGAATGGAACCAATTTTATGCACACAGAAATAAGGTACAGTCTAGAGTTGACAAAAAATAAAAAATCACATATCATGACAGAATGACTTGGAAAACAAAAGTCACAATTTGGTCATACAAATTTTGGCGATGGTTCAAAAGTAGAAAACAGTTCTGGGCAGTATCACTGTTGGTAATTATAGGATATTTGTTGGGCACATTCTATCCCAACACAAAGACTCAAAACAGCATTATCTCTGGTCCTTTGGAGGATCTACGCAAAACCGCTCGCAGTCTAGGACTGGCTGAACCCTCTTTCAACTATTACAATCAAACCACATTCATTCAATCTGTGGATCGCTGTATAGATTATGTGTATTTTGACATGCATCGAGATCAACACATACCCAAAGCCATCATTATTGCCATGGCGATGATAGAATCAGACAACGGCAGCAGTAGGTTTGCTTTGGAAGGCAACAATCTGTTTGGAGTGCGAACTTGGGATTTGAACGAACCTCAAATGAAGCCCTATTTGAAATTGGATGCCAAATGGGGAGTAAAAAAATACAAAACCAAATGTGCCAGTGTGCGTGACATGATTGACATACTGAATCACAAAGATGTGCATAAAAAATTTAGATTCGAACGCAATGCTCAAATGAGAAAAGTCAATCCAGACGTTTTTAAAATTGTGGATGAATTGGACAAATGGGCACAGAATCCCTATTATCGTCAACAGATCAAAGATGTGATCAAAGACAATCTAACACAGTATATGCCTGTGGCGAAGAAGTAGCCCAAAGGACCAACAGTTTAATTTGTGGGCCCTTTGAGTTTCTTTTTTAACACAAGTGGTTTGGGATTGATGATCCAATCTTTTTTCAACAACAGCACTTGCTTTTGTTTAGGCCAAGTGTACATTACTTCTTGATTTTTGAAATCAAACCATTGATAAGGTCTTTGCCAAAGTAGCCAAGAGCAATACCTATGATTAAAGTGATAATTACTGTAAACATAATATATCCTTTGTTGTTTTTTTGTAGTAGTATTTATGCTTTTTTGAGCCTTGACAAAAATATTAACAGACACTATAATAGAGGATATGGGCTACATTATGACACACATTGCCAAAAGAATTAAACATAGATTAGCTCGCACTAAAAAACTGGCTCAAGCAAGACGCGAGCACAAGGCATGGCTGAAAAGTCAAGGACTGGACAACATAAAAATACCCAAAGGCTATGGTCAGGAAATGCCGGATTACAGCACAAAGAAAAAGATGCCTCCCACATCAGATCGCATCACAGGTGAAACAAAACGCAAACCTGAACAGCATTACAGCGGTGAACGCAAATTGATAGGTATTGGTTTGATGCACAAAAGCAATCTCGTGCCTGTGTGGGATGAAGAATCCGCTATTGAAATATCTAAAATGCGTCGCAACTAAATGGTTGCAATCCTACAAGCGATACTATTGTTTGGTTTGGGAATTTTAATTGCTTGGATTGTTTACAGATACAAAATTAAAAAAATTAAATAGTTATATCTTCAAACGATTTGTCTTTGAGATTCAAGTTCTCTTTAATTGCTTTCAATTCAAGCTCATTCACACACCAAGTGCGCCCTGAACTGTCTGGCAGTTCATTTTGTATTTTTTCCACCACTTCGACACTGTATGTCCTACAGTCCATTTTGGTGTCAAAAGTCTTGATTATTTGAAAGTTTTCACATTCGTTAAACAAACAAATGGTTACAATTAAAAAAAATTTCATACAATATATTTAATAAGTTGTTGGTTAAAGTTTTATGTCAGCTTATTGTTTTTTGCAACACTGCTATGCTACAGCGCTGGTGTGTCCTGCTTGGCTAGTGGTCTATGCACAGGCACACTGCTGGTCATGGGCATCGTCGCTACACTGTTGGCTTGCAGTTTTTCTTGAGTGCGACCAAATGCAGTGAGTCCCAACACAGCACCCATGGCCACATGGTACAATCCTGCGCCTTTGAGTGTGAGTGGTTCCCATGCTGTGACAGGATTGCCTAAAGATGCTTGAAATGCTGCCCACATAATGGGAAACAGTATGAAATCTGTAGTGCAGGTGATCATGTAGACCCATCCCATCATGGGTCGCCATCTTTTCTGCATCCAGTCTTCTTTTTTAGAGCCTTCGGGAGATTCAGACTGCATTTCAAATGTAGTGGTTTTTGTTTGATTTTCTAGCATAGTTGTATTTATGTATTTTGGAAGTTAAATTAGCAGTTATTGCAGAGGTTTATTGAATATCTTTTCCAGCAGTGATTTACAAGCATCATGCCAGTAGTGTCCACAACTACGCAGTCGTTCATTTTGCCTGCGTAATTTTTCCAGATGTTTTGTCAGTGTGCGACACTGTGCGGCAGTCAATCGTTGTGTGGTGCTGCTGAGTTGATCCAAACGCCTAATCACTTCATCTATAGCAGGGCAAGTGATATCAGGCACTCTGGGTGCATTTTTACGCACACTTTTCCACAGTGCTTTGGCTTGCAATTTCTTTTTCATCCATATATTTAGAATTGTAGAATTTTTTCAATAGTGCTTACTTTATTAATTAACAGCTCAGTTTTGGTTAACCATATCACAAAATGCTAATGTATATGCGGATTATTTTTTGTAGTTTTTGATTGACTATTGCACACACAGAACTTATACTCGTGTTATGATAGAAAAGTCATACAACATCAAAGGAGGCTCAATGAAAGGCTTAACAATGGCCGCTGTTGTTTCTTTGGCACTATTGACCAACTGTGCAAACAGAATGGTAGGTATTCCAACAGAAAACACAGCAGAAAAACAAGTGCCGGCGTGGTACTTACAACACGCAGACACAGGATCAGAAGGCTGGTTTTGGAACAAAGAAGGTATGTTCTATGCAGTGGGCAGTGACGTGTCGCCAGACATGGAAATGTCATACAAAAAAGCACTGATCAAGGCCAAAGCCAAAGTAGTAGACCGTGTGGTGGGTGAAATGAACAATAGAACTTCCTACAAGCTGGATGAAACTGGCAATGCAGAAAGAACTATTGGCAAGGTAGAAGCACAGGAGTTGATTGTGAACGTGATAGAAAGCACAGCTCTTAGAACATATGCAGTGGACAAGAAGTTGACTGTGTACAATCCAGAACTTACAAATTACAGAAGTTTTGTGCTGATAAAAATCACCAAGTCAGACGTGGATGCTATTTTGAAGAAGTACGAACAGGACAAACAAAATAAATTGTTTAATTTTAAATCTAACAATTTAGAAAAGTCCTCAGATAAGTTATTAGAAAAATCGAGGTAAGCAGTGCCTAGATTTGATTATCTTATAGCAGCCACCGTTCTAACTGCAGCACTCCTATGGAGTGGGTTAGCATTAGGGGGTGGACCTTGGAGCAATCAATACTGTAATCTCAAAACAGAAACAGTGATTGTGAAAGATCCACAGGGCAACATCATCAGCGAAGACACCGTGGAAAAAATGGTGTGCGATGATGGTCGCAAAGACTTTTTAGAATACAGTGGCATTGCCAAGAGCTGTAGAGAGTTTTGGTATGAAATTAAACTGGCAGATAATTGGGTAAACAAAAAAGGTTATGTGTGTCAAAAATTTGATGGCAGTTGGGAAATCGTTCGCGATCGCAAGTAGTCTTTTACTACTGGGCCATTGCGCCACGGCTCCCACAGTGCAGGTTCCTGTAGAACCTAGATCATCTCACAGTTCAGTAGAGACTGTGTACAATAGTGAATTGAGTACCCCCAGTGTGATCACGAATTTTCTAAGATTCCACTATTACATGTTGCCTGAAGAGGATAAACTTACGCAGAGAGAGACAATATTTTTTGCATTGAATAATTTAGATCACGATGTGGTTACCAGTTGGTACAACAGCAAAAACAACACACAGGGTCATGTGAAGGTGGTCAGCAGTTATCCCACAGGCAGTGGTTATTGCAGAGTAATTCTAAGTCAGATCATATATAAAGGCAAACAACGCAGTTTTAGTGAAACTGCCTGTTTAAGCAACACCACACAGAGCTGGATTTTTACAAAATAACGCACAGCACAAGATAAATATATCCTATAAGGATAGATTATCATGTACATGGGCTTGATTACATTGTTCACTGCATTTGCACTCAGTGCGGCTGCCATCTATTTCAGTGTGGTGGGTTTGGTGGCCATATTCACCGGAGCTGTAGTGCCCATACTGTTCATGGGAGGCACATTAGAAATTGCCAAACTGGTGGCTGCCAGTTGGTTGTATCGTAATTGGCAGGTGGCCAGCAATTTTATGAAAACCTATCTCAGCATCTCTGTTTTCATACTGATGGTGATCACCAGCATGGGTATCTTTGGATTTTTATCCAAATCACATTTGACTCAAGGAGCCACATCCAGCAACAACACTCAACAAATTGCCATAATCAACAGTCAGATCAAAAGCGAGCAGGACGTGATCGAACGCCAGCAGGAGATCATCAAGCGAAACTCCGGCTCGGGCGGTGGATCCGGTGAGAGAATAGCACAGTTGCGCGACAAGATCAAGCAGCTGGACCGAGAAGTTGAGGCCTACACATCACAAGGTTCAACCAGCACATTCTTTAACGACAAAGTGGCCAAGGGTATAGAATTAAAGAACAAACAGAAGGAAGAGCGAGATGCCATAGACAGGGAGATACGTCAACTGACCACCAGCAACCAGGGCAACAACGCTCAGGCAGAAGCACAGATATCACGCAGCCAGCAGAGGATACAGCAGCTGATCAATCAGCGGGCACCACTGCAAACCGCTCAGGTCAAGATAGACGCGGAGATAGGCCCCATCAAATACATTGGGGAATTATTTGTGGACTTGGGCCTAGTGGACAAAGTGAACACAGACATAGCAGTGCGATGGGTGATTGTGTTGATAATCTTTGTGTTTGACCCATTAGCAGTGCTGTTGTTGATTGCAGCACAACAGAGTTTTCGTCAGCACTTTGCTGATAGAGGAGCACCTCCCGCTGCCAGCATACCCAAAGAGTTACCTAAACAACCTGACAGCGGCACCAAGCCAGTGAGTTCATTAGTTACCAAATTAAAAGGATTTAGTTTCAAAAAAAAAGACTTGACTGATAGTAATAACAGCACATTATCAGACCCAGTGCCACCTGCCCCTGTGCAAGAAACTGCAAAGAGTTTGAGATTCAGCGAGTTGTTTCCTAACTACAAAGCCGCTGTGCCTGTGCAGGAAGTGACAGTGGAACCCACTGAAACTCAAATAGACAATGACGAAGGTGAAGTGTTATTGATCAACAATGAAGAATTAAAAACACGTTTGGAATATTTTAAAAATCAAAAGGAAGCTGTGCATAAATGGAAAAGTGAACAAACCAATCCTGTGAACACCATTAAAAAATTAAGATTTAATTATGTCAGCGGCAGAACAAACAAACTGCCATGGGAGACAGAAAACACAGATATTCCACCCATGCCCATTGAACAATGGAATCAGATGATAGAATCTGCAGAACAGGCCTTGGAGGAAGATCAAAAAAAAAAGGCTTACATAGTAAAAGAGGATCAAACACAGGTGCGCAAACTAACCAAATAGCATCCAAATATGTGCAGAATGAGGAACAGAGTCAAGACTCATTATGGCAAAAGATTCAAAAATAACACACTAATTAATACATAATGACTCAAATACACATTATCACAGCACCTGATCTACTGCTGAATAACAATTACAAAATATTGATGGTGTATCCTGACGATCAAATCAAAACAGACTTCAACAAACACGTGATTCAAATGGATCATGATATCAATCTATATCTGTATGAATCCGCTGACATCAAAACTGATTGGCTGATACAGGTGGCCAATCTAGTGGATGGCATACTGCTGAATGCAGATAGAATGAAAGAAGATAGATGGTTGCTGGGCTATTTGTTGTCATTGAATCATACCTATTATTTCACTGCAGATGTGAATGATCCTTATGTGTTGCTGAATAAAAATAGGATTTTTGATTGTGAACCCATGTTTGAACTGATTAAGAAAAAGTAACATGACTCTCAAAGCTGATCTTTGGTTTCCACAAATTGTATGGAAAGACACACTGACCAACATAGATAATTTGGCTGTGAAAGATTTTGTGCTGGCGGAACAAACACGCAATCAAGGCAAACACAGCAGCAATCAAGGAGGTTGGCAGAGCGAAGATTTTCTTGTTAATTCTGCTATACCAGATACAGTGGCCCACATGTTATTGATGTTGAATAATCAAGTGTTGGATGCTTCCAAACAGGCCGGACTGCCAGCAATTAAAATATGCAATTACTGGTTCAATGTGAATGTGAAAGGCAACTACAATACGGTGCACAATCATCAGCACAGCATATTGAGCGGAGTGTATTATGTGGATATACCTGATAACAACATGGGTGCAATTGAATTCTATCGTGATGATGATGCACAGTATTACATACCAGAAAACCTAAACAGATACAATCAATTCACCAGCACCAAAGCCACATACCAAGCACAAACAGGACTGCTGTTGATATTTCCCAGTTGGCTGAAACATTTTGTGCAGGTCAATCAAAGTGATAAGCCTAGAATTTCCATGAGTTTCAACACAGAAATACTGCAGAATTCTCACAGCAATTTTACCAAAAACTCTTGACAAAAGCAGTCTGATGCATTATATTAACATAGTCACTTGATTGTGACACTGTGTAATGAGCTTTATAGGCATTGCACAGCAACTCGCTAAAACAAAAGGAGAAAAACATGAACAATAGAGCACTAACTATCTTCAACCAACTAAGACCCGTTTCAGTGGGCTTTGACAATTTCTTCGATCATTTTGAAAGAATGTTCGATCAGGATTTTGAAATTCCTACTGTGAACTATCCACCATACAATATTGTTAAGACTGGTAAAAATCAGTTCAATATTGAATTGGCACTTGCAGGTTACAACAAGAAGGACATTGAAGTGACTGTGGAAGAAGGTCAATTGACTGTGAAATCCAAGAAAATGGAAAAAACACAATCAAAAGACTCCAATGGTGAGATACTGCACAAGGGCATCGCCAGCAGATATTTTGAAAGATCATTTGCAATCGCTGATGACATTGAAATCAAAAGCGCAGAGCTAAAGGATGGTCTCTTAACTATATCACTGGAAAAGATAGTACCTGAGGCTAAAAAACTCAGAACCATCGATATACTATAATATCAGGCGTGGAGTGTGGCAACACACTCCACATAAATACACATATGAGCACAAAGACAAACGTTATACTAGATGAAAAAGTAGAACAGATAGTCACTGAGCCAGACATGGTCAAAGTAATCATGCTGAATGACGAAGTCACTCCGGTTGACTTTGTGGTACAATTATTAATACAAATTTTCAAACACTCCGCAGAAACTGCCAAAGAAATCACCTTAAAAATACACACTGAAGGATCAGGCATTGTGGGTGAATACAGCTATGAAATTGCTGAACAAAAAACCAAAGAAGCTGTGGAAGAAAGTCGCAGTAGAGGATATCCCTTACAAGTAAGAATGGAATAAAATGAGCCTAAAGGACTTAACCTGGGAGCATCACAAAAATGCTGAACGTCAAAAATTCGTCAAGGTTATGTTCTCCGGTAAAATCGATCCCAAACTTTACGCCACATTTCTTTTCAATCAACATCAAGCATATGACCTATTAGAAGCAATGGCCATGGCACATGGCATATTCAATGACATGCCAGATGTGAGAAGAGCTCCTAAAATTTATGAAGATTTCAAAGAGCTTTGGAAAGATGACACACTGCCTGATGTGAAAGACAGCATCAAAGAATACATACAACATTTAAAAACTATCAAAGACGACAAACAGGCACTGATGGCTCATGTATATGTGAGACACATGGGTGATTTGAGTGGTGGTCAAATGATACGCAAAAAAGTGCCAGGTTCTGGACACATGTTTGATTTTGAAAACATTGATTATGCCAAAGCTGTAATACGATCCAGAATCAACGATGACATGCAGGAAGAAGCCAAGAAATGTTTTGAGTTTGCCACAAAATTGTTTAGAGAGATGTTGAATGAAGAAACGATCTAAAAAGTTTAAAGATTTTCCTGGCAATTTGATCAAAGTAAAAGTGTTGGAAGATGAAATAGCACATCTCAAAACTTTACTGCAGGAACATGACACTGGTCACATATACACCACCATCGACACATTACAAGACAGAGTGCGTGAACTGAAAGGATTGTCAGTAGAATGAGTTTCATATGGGAGTTGCTGATTGATTGTCAGAACAACATTATCAATGAATTCAACAAAAGAGGCAAAGAAATCGAAGAGCCCGGCATGAGCAGATTCAATCAACCACAGAATGGTTGGATTAATCGTGTGTGGCAAACTGAAAATTGCAGACGCTGTCACATAGATGTGGTAGATGCCAGAGAGAGCAAAGCACTTTGGATGATGCACGTGTGTGTGTTTCCACATCTGCACAACAATGGTCCCATATTTGGATTTGATGTGATAGCAGGTGAAAATAAAATGACTGGTGCTTTTCACGATTTCAGTCGCAGTTCAGGAGGTGAAAATCATCCAATGATTGACTGGTACAAACACGCAGTCAGTGAATATGTGCCCAGCAAGGCTAGAACACTGCCGGAATGGGCCCGCAACATTTTTAGCTCTGCCATGATAGCCGCAGGCAATGTGAAAACTAATGAAGAAGCACAGGCCATAGTGAAACTGGCCACCAACAATCTACAGGTGTATTTTGACAGCATTGGACAATATGATCACACTGCCAAAATCGAAGATACAATTACAGCTCAAAACTATTATTGCCATAATCAGCAACAAAATCCGCACACTCCAAGGGTAATGAAAAGTCTTGGTTTGAATGAACAAGATGTGGAATTGTTCTGCACAGATGCACTGTTTCCGAAAATAAGATAGTTTGACTTCAAACATATTTTGTGTTATTATCATATGATGAAAGACCAATACAATAAAATACTGGACAAAACAGCAGTATTGTATGAAAAATCGCTTTACATATCCAGGTTGATCAACGACACTCCTGGTTCTTTAAGCAGTGAACAAATAAAATTTGAAATAGAAGATCTACAAGCTCTAGCAAGAGATGTGGCTAATGCTCAGATACTCAAGCATGATAATAACATTTGAAGGCGGCAGCGCTCAATTAAAAGATCTCACTGAAGGATTGATAAGATTTGCGGCTGCTAGATTGATGTCAAGCAAATTGATAGACAAACTCATAGTGGATGTAGAATTCAGTAAAAAACTTCTCAAAGAGGATGGTTTATTAGCAGAGATGGATTTTGATGATAGGAACCACTCACCTAGAGAATTTACATTGACTGTGGACTGCACAGTGCCGTTGAGAAGAATTATGGAGAGTGTAGCTCATGAAATGGTGCACGTGAAACAGTATGCCACAGGACAAATGGTAGAGATGTATAGAACAAAACAGATCAAATGGAATAAAAGAAAATTTAAACAAGAGCAATTTCCATATTGGGATCGCCCTTGGGAAATAGAAGCACATGGCAAAGAACTTGGTTTATTTGTGCAGTGGGCAGAGCACAGTGGATTGGCTTCACAGTCTTGGACACAGGAGCAGTATTTTCATAAATAAATTTCTACGGAGTATGTCACATGAAAAAACGTTGTTATTTCAAACACGTGGATCGCATCAAGCAGGCTCTTGCTCGCAATGCACAAGTTCGCAACTTTAAACCTACTCTGTATCAATCACGCACTTGGTTTAAAATACTGAATTCTCATGTGTTTAATAACACATTGAAAATACCTTCAATGACTGTGGCTAGACGCAAGGAGATCATGGGCCAATGCACAGCCAGTTGGGACGCTAGAGTGCTTGGTCGCAAAGGCAAATGGAATCAACGCAAAATACCCTACAGTAATCCCACTATCAGCTATCAGATAGACATGCATCATCGTTTTGACACTTGGCGTGATTTTTTAGAAACAATGGCTCACGAAATGGTTCACTTGTATCAGATGACTGTGTTGATGGATCCTTATGCCAATCACAACAAACACTTCTTTAGATTTAGAAATAAATTTAAAAAGTTTGGATTAAATTTGACGAGATAATAAACCTTATTTATCTATATTTGGATTAGTCAGGTGTTCTAGGGTGATTATTTCATCTTTTGGCAACACTGTGGTATCTTCTGTGTGTTTTCCTTGAGATTTACTCTTTGCCCACGATTTATAAGACATTTCTTTGTCGGCCTTATATTCTTGACGTCTAATTTGTCTTAAACTCTTTTTGGACATACAATACTTATCTTAAGGTTGACTTACATACCAAATAATGCTATATTTTAGAATATTTAACATAAACTACTAAAGACTGAATGAAAATTGAAGTGAGAAACAACAATGTGGAAAAGGCAATGCGTATCCTGAAGAAAAAGATGAAACGTGAAGGCATTTTTCAAACTATGAAGGAAAAAGAATTTTATTTAAAACCCAGTGCTAGGCGCAGAGAGGAACAGAAAAAAAATCGTGCCAACATGCGCAGAACAATACGTTTAAGAGAAAACAATTTATAACACATGAATTGGTTGACCTATGCAGTGCCTAGGGAAAGACTGCTGCACTATGTGGTGTTGTTGCTAATAGTCATGTATGTGGGACCTTATTTGTTGCTGAATAGAGATCCAAAATTTATTGAATTGGTTAATAATTATTTAATTTTTGATCTTTTGTACTATTTGTTTTTCATAAAATTAAGATTGACAGATGAGGAATAAGACAGTAAAATACACACATGATTAACAGAGTTCATTATAAAGATGTGTGTGATCTGACCTGCACAGACAATGGTCAAACACGCCCAGCAGAAGTGTTGAATTTTAATGCTAAAAATTTTTTAAGTGTCAGTTTGAATAGAACAGTGAGATTGGAAATGCGTTATGACGCCAAACATGATCAATATGTGGGCAATATGGCCAACATGGAATTCACAACCAAAGGACCACAAGTAATTTAATATGCCACATCTAGTGCCCATAGTAATAGAACAGGAAGCCAGAGGAGAAAGATCCTATGACATTTACAGTAGACTGCTGAAGGATCGATTGGTGATGTTGGACACAGAAGTGACTCCTAACAGCAGCAGTCTTATAGTGAGTCAATTATTATTTTTAGAGAGTGAAGACGTCAAAAAACCCATACATTTTTATATCAATTCACCAGGTGGATTGGTCACAGCTGGATTGGCCATCTATGACACCATGCAGTATTTAAAATCGCCAGTGTACACTTATGTGATAGGACAGGCCTGCTCTATGGGCAGTCTTCTTGCACAAGCAGGTGCATCTGGCTACAGGTATATGCTGGCTCATGCTAGACACATGATTCATCAACCATCAGGTGGCGCACAAGGACAAGCCACCGACATACAAATTCATGCTGAGGAAATCCTTAAATTGAAAAAGGAGCTCACTCAAATCTATGTGGATCACAATTCTAAAGGTAAAACTTTTGAAGAACTGAGCAGAGATATGGAGCGAGACAAATATTTCAATGCTCAAGAATCACTTCAGTATGGATTAATAGATAAAATCTTAACCAAACGCGAATAATTTCGGAGGAAAGATTAATGAAAAAAAAGTTGACAAGATCCAGAAAATCTGCTAGTATATTATCAAGATTGTTTGGATTTTCAAACATATCTAATAACAAAGGAGTTAACTCGATGAGAACGAGAAAAACAACATCAATCCAAGACCGAGTACAAGCCGCTTTAGAAAGTGGTGAAGCTTTGACTGCATCTGCTATCAAAAATAGATTTGGTGCGTCTAATCCAGGTGCTGTAGTACAAGCTCTTAGATTCAGAGGTTTTCCAGTGTTTTTAAACACTAGCAAAACTGGATCTAAAGTTTACAGAACTGGTAAAGCTCCTAGAAAAGTAATCGGAGCAGGATATCAAGCCATCGCAAGAGGCTTAATTAAAGTAGACTAATTCATAGCTACTTTCTGTTAGTTAGAACAAAAGGGCAGTTCCAAAGACTGCCTTTTTGTATGATGTGCAAGTCATTGAAACATAAGACCTTTTTGTTGAATATCACTGAAAATATCCATTGATTTTTTTGGTACAAGAAACTATACTATGATAAACAAACAAGGAAGGCACACATGACAAAAACTATACCCAATCCTTTTCCTATCACACTGATGGACAAAGAATCAGTTGAAGTAAAAAATCCTTACTCAGGCGCCAGTGTAATGTTGACACCACAAGCCACCGCAGTGTATGACTGCATCAAGGGAGCAGAAATGTTAGGACATCACAACACTGTGATGAAAGGATTAGATTGGTTCCGACAATACTATCCCAAAGAGTACATGGTATTATTAGATTGACTTTTGCAGTCAGAGAATATATAATACATAGACAGGCAAACACTAACAAAGGCAAAATATGAAAAGGCACATTTACGTTTTAGAAGGCACATACAGAAATAAAAAAGTTGAAAACGCTCTATTCCAAATGGTCAAACCCTATCATCCATATCCACACAAAGATGGTGGATTCGTCACAGTAAAAGTAGATGACTTAAAGGAGTTTCCAGGAGCCACCACTAATGAAATTCGTATCAGTGTGGACAATGAAAATCAGCTGAGAGACAAAGCCCCAGAACAACCAAAAGAAGAAACAGATCAAGAAACCATAGATAGATTAAGAAGAAGATTCGACATACTCACAGAAATGACCAAGGCTTGTAAAAGAGGTGATGTGCGAGCAATGATCGTATCTGGACCACCTGGAGTTGGCAAGTCGTTCGGTGTTGAAACTGTATTACAAAAACATGACATACTGGCCACACTGGGAGACACCAAACCCAAGTATGAAGTGGTGAAAGGTGCTATGAGTGCTTTGGGACTGTATTGCAAACTGTATCATTTCAAAGAGAGAGACAATGTGTTGGTGTTTGACGATTGTGACAGCATACTGTTGGAAGACCTATCATTGAACATACTGAAAGCAGCTTTGGACAGCAAGAGAGTGAGAAAGATTTGTTGGAACACAGAAGCATATAGATTGAGAGAAGAAGGTGTGCCCAGCAGTTTTGAATTCAAAGGCTCTGCAGTGTTCATCACCAATATTAAATTTGATAATGTAAAATCCAAAAAACTTAGAGATCATTTGGAGGCACTAGAAAGCAGAAGTCACTACATAGACCTTACCATAGATACCATCAGAGAAAAGATACTCAGAATTAGACAGATTGTGAAAGATGGTATGTTGAAAGAATATGAATTGGATGCAGACGTGGAAAATCGCATTGTGGAATTTGTGGTAGAACATCAGCGCAGACTGAGAGAGATCAGTTTGAGAACTGTGCTGAAAGTGGCAGATTTGGCCAAAGCATTTCCTGATACTTGGGAAGAAGTATCCGTACAAACCATACTGAAGCCTAGATAATATGAGAACTCAACCACAAGCCGTTATTGCTAAACTGGAAGCAGACAACAGTAGACTGGCCAAGGAAGCCATACTGCTTAAAGCCATGCAGGAAGGATTGAATGAATTCTTTGAAGGGGTCCGCATGTGTTTGGATAAACTTTACACATTTGGAGTGAAGCAAGTGCCAGAGAAAGACACAGTGATTCAAGCTCAAGGATGTGAATGGAAGATATTCAAACAGTTGGCAGAACAACTGCATCG